GTCACCATCCAGTGCGCATGTATAGCGCTGTTCAAGTGGGATTCGATTGTCTGCGTAATAGTAATGCTTGCAATCCTTACATCGAATGATTTCTGGCTGTGCGGATGGCAATTCTTCAAGGCGGTTGTAAATCGTATCTATTGCCTCTCGCACATATTCTCTCGCTTTTGCGAACGGAATAATATCAACATCCATCCTCAGAGAATCAATCGCCGCCTGTCTATCAATCAAATCGCTCATATTCACCGTCCTTCTCTTTGACAAGCCCCATCTTTGCCAATTTCCTGCACACCAGTTCTGGGAATGCTTGCCAGTTCAGCGTCCACGCATCTTCATCCCAGATTTCATCTAAAAGCCATGTGATGAAAGATGAGTCTGGCTGTGCGGATGGCAAGGCTTGAATACTTTTGACAAATAACTCACGGAAATATTCATCGTCTGGATATACATCAAATGCAACGTCAATCGCTTCCTTCCTGCTAATAAGATCACTCATCGAATATCCATCCTTCCCAATCAATCGCCTGTCCACAATGTTCGCAGTAAGTTATCTTCTTGCCTTTTCCGTCACCCAAGAAAGCCACATGACCAAGATAGTAATCGCATTTGGGACATACAGCCTGTTTTTTGTGTATGCCCCATGTGCTGTCCGTGATTTTCCTCGGCTTCTTCGGAATGTCACGATCAGGCTGTGCAGATGGCAGTTCTTTTACTTCTTCCCATGTCTGCGAGTATGACCTTACTGCATCACAATTCTTTGCAAAAAGGTCAAGTACCGCCTGTCTGTATATAGTATCTTTACTCATTCTGTCTTCCTTTCTGTTCACCCATGCTACAGAAATCCTCTCCATACATACGCACGGAATCGTCAAAACACAAAAATCTCTCAAGTCTGCACCCGTACACACCATTAGGCGCCCCATACTTGCATTCCTTGCACCGTATGATTTCTGGCTGTGCGGATTTAGGATCATATTCAATGTCATAAACTTCACCCTCTGCCATGAGTTCTTCAATGCTTTCAAGACATCCACTTCTAAACATTTCCACCGTTATCTCTGGTATAAATATTCCTTTCATTTTTCTCACCCTCCACGGCTTTTCCGATATACTCAACACTTGTGCCATCGTCAAAGATATATGCCGTTCCCTGTTCCGGAACAGGCACTCCTATCATGTATCTTCTCGGATGCCCTTTACCTTTATCTTCAGTGATGATTCCTAGGCATCCTGTCCATTTGTGATTCTCATTGAATTGAACTACATCGTTTACCGTCATAACTCTCCTTCCCACGCACTATACGCATAACATTTACCGCACACCCCATCGCCTGAACCATCGTGCTTGCAGTTGCCGCATCTGATATCTACTCCAGATTCTTTTACCAGTAACCGCTTGTAGTCTTTCAACCATGTGGCAAGCTGCCTATGATCATTAGCACATGCTTTTACCGTACATGTTTCCGCCACATTAAGGCAGTGACGGATTGCCTGTTCGAGTGTCATTTTCATTCTCCTTTGTAGGACTCTAAATCAGCCCACGCATGAACGATCAGGCTTGCGCCCTTTAACGAAAAGTCATAATCATCAACACCCCATCCATCGCCTCCAAACCATGTTGCCATGACAAGGGCGTGGTCAAAAATAATGTTCCGTGTCTTACCTGATATAGTGGCCACCACGTACTCCCCTTCTGGTGGAAGTTTTTCGTCTGGCTTATACCATGTCACTATTACCTGTCGTTCGGCCATCATTCGCCACCTCCAATAATCCCGCCAGCCAGGATCATGGCCACACCAATCATTAAACTGTTGTGGTCAGTACCTGCCTTACTGCACAACACTGCAAACAAACAAGCCAGCACTGTTGCTGTTATCAACTTCATATGTTTCCTCCTCTCTGCCTCCGCACTGCTTAGCTCCACCTTAGCCGTACATAGCTTAACCATAGCTACGCAGTCCTGAGTTGCGCCTTAGCTACTCTGTGCTTTTCTTTGCCTCTGCTTTACCTGCTCGGTCTCTCAATGTTCCGCCTCGGCTAGTCCATTCTCAGCCAAACTAAGCCATTGCTACACTTATCAAGGCTACCCTTTGCCTCTGCAAACATACTCAGCTATCCTTTGCCTTTGCCGGCTTTGCATACAAAACTGTGCCATGTCAAGGCCCTGGTCCCGGCCCCGGTTGTATTCCTTCATTTTGTTTGCCATAACGGCTCTCCCGTCCTCCTTTCTCCCGGGCAGATATTTGTAGCGTTTAGGTGCATCCGGCAAACATGGAGCCATATTTAACTGGTTGCGTTGGCTGCCCGGGATTATGGCCTTCATTAATTGTTTCTTTTTCTCAATCGTTCTTCCAGCGCCTCATAATCAATGTTTCGCTGTTCAAATCCGCAGAAGTCTTCTTTTTTCTTCCTGCGGGTCTCTTTTTTTCTGACAGGATAGAAGGATTTCCAACCGGATACATAAGCCTTCTTACAGATGGCGATCCGGTCCATGTCGTTTTCTCCGATCCGGTCCAGTTCTTCTTTAAGGAGTCTGATCTGATCATCTGCCAGTCTGGCTCCCTGGTTATTCCTCATCTGAATGTATTGACCGAAGATGTCGTTTAGCTCCGGATTGCTATAATATATATATTTATTTACTTTACTTTCCTTTATGGCATTATTCTCAGAATTACTGGGGTTTTTCTTGGAAAAACTAGGGTTATTCTCGGAAAAACCTCCCTGATGGGTAACTTTAATAAAGCTCTCTGTTTCTGTTTTTTTCAAAAGCCAGAAAGCCTCTTCTACGGCGATCGGTGTTTTCTGCGCTCTGGCCTTTACAGCCTGCTGAAAACGCCTCTGTATTCCGTGGCTGGTAATGATAGTGACCGGAATAACAAGTGTGCTTACCTTCGTTAATTTCGTAAGTAGTGACCGGCTAAACAAGTATGTCATTATCTGCTGCACTTTGGCGACCGACATCTGCAGCTCTTCTGCAGCGACATATTCAAAGTCCTCGTCGTAACGCGTATAATACCCATTTCTGTATATCCTGCACAGGACATACAGATACAGTGCGATCCCGTCGGTTCCGTAGCGCGCCTTCAGGATCCGCACTTTCTCATCAGAGAATATATCTGTATCCATTGGAAAGTAGTCAAGGCCTTCCTTCTTCGGTCTCGCCATAACTACTACCTCACATGTGATTAGATATCCATCTGCATCTGGCCAGGAAGTGTATCCTCATCCGGATTAATGTAACCTTCTCCGAATAATGGATACTGGTCAAATTTCATCATCGTTTTTGCTTCAATTTCAGGGACCAACTGGACTTTCGTCTCTACTCCGGCTGCAATGAACGTCCTGCTGCTGTTGGCCTTCATGGTGATCGTCACTATGATCTTCCTGGGCTTCTTTGGATCCGTATTCGGATCAGCAATGTTTTCGACTACCCGTGCCATGGAATTGTTCACCTGAGCACTCAGTGCCCCTCCGGCGAATTCTTCAAGGTTGCAATGCTGCATATTACCTCCTTCTTCTAATCCCTCATATATACGCTTACTCCGGGTTCAGAAGAGTATACCTTTTTGATCACAAGCTCTACGACCTGCGAATCATCATGATAGGCGATCGTGTTCAGGGCATCCAGGATGCACTTTGATATATTGTCTATGTCCGGCTTCTTGGTCGGCCTGATCGTTCCGGTTATCATCTGGCTGGTCCTCTTCTTGCTGGCACTTTTCGGGATCGGATACCTGGCCAGCATTGAAACGTATACCGGAGTATCCTTCTCAAATTTCTTCCTGCCACATTGCTCCAGGAAGGAGTACTTGACCAGGTTCTCATACAGTACCGTGGAATCCGGTGTATATGAGTGCGTCTGGCCGGTATGTGGATTAAACACGGTCCGTGCCCTGGCTTTGCCCTGAGGAGGACCGGGCACGGTAAACTTCAAGATCATGAGAAGAACCCCTGACCGTCAGCATCAGTCTGAACCGGCACCGGCTCCGGAGCCTCGGCCTGTCTGGCCGGCATCCGCGGTGCTTCACGCTGCTCGATCATCTGAGGAGCCTGTTCGGGGATATATACATCCGCAGCCGCCTCCGGGACATAGTCTCCTTCTTCCTCGGTAAATGCACCGCCGAAGGATGAAGGGAAGGCTTCCCTTAAGGCCTGGACAAGAGCAGTCTTACGGATCATGGTGCCAGGCTTCTTGCTCCACATGGAATTCAATGATCCGTCCTTTTTCCTGGCTGCGTATTCGTTGAAGCTTACCTCCGCCACATAAGGATGGCTCCTGTCTTTCCGGAAGATCCTGGCCCATCCGCCCACGATCTCCTCTTCAGGGAGCACTACGCATCCCTCACGGTGTTCCATTGACTGATCAGCCTTGTTGAAAACGATGATCCCGCTCTCGAATCCGTCAAATGATTCATTGGCTTCTGCTCGTTTGAGATATGCCTCCTTGCCGACTACCATCGTTGCCGGTTCGTTTCCGTACTTGATGCAGTAGGCCTCTTTCGCCCAGGGATTCAAACCGGAGAACTTACACAGGTTCATAAACATGATGATTTCTTTGATCGTCACCTTATCCTTGTCTCCGGATACCATGTACTCACGGACGACTTCAGGGGAAAGCTCCACCTTCTGCCCGCCGGCTTCATATACGGCCGTCTGCACATTTTCAATAATCTGCGTCTTCTTCTTTGTCAGACTGTTTTTGACTGCCATCACAGCACCTCCTTATTGATCATTTCAACGCTCTCGCTGTTCGCCTTCAGCATTCGGATCGCCTCGTTCAAAGCATCAAACTGCTCTTCCCTTGCGACCACACGGAAAGTGACAGCAATCACTTTTTCTTTCTTTTCCTCCTGCTGCTTTGGAGCAGCATCAGCACTCTGGCCAGCCTCATGCACTTCCCTGGCCTGTCTGGCCAGACGTTCTTCTTCCTGGGCTTTCCGCTGCCTTTCCTGTTCCTCAAACAAGGCTTTCTTTTTCTCGGTCTCTTCAAGATGCTGCTTTAAAGACATAGCTGCGGAAAAATCGAAGGCTTTAAGGTACTCCTCCTTCATCTCAAAAACATAAGGAGACATGTCCGCCATTACCAGCTTAAGTTCTTTGTCAACCCGGTCCCTGAGTTCGATGATTTCTTCCCGAATCGTTTTCTCAGTAGTAGTTTTATTAAGCCACTTGGGATTAAAGCATTTCTCAAAGCTTATGATCCTGTCCATATCGCCGATCAGCTCTTCATAAAGAGCCTTGCAGCGCTCTTCCTTTTCCTTCCTGAGCTGCTCTTCGTAGCCCTTGATCTGGCCATCAATATTATTGACAGCTTTATCTACGATCGCGATCAGCTCCTTCACCTGGGCCTCGAATTCCGTATAGGGATCCAGCAGCTGCTTCTTTACTTCGCGCCTTTTATCGTCCAGGGCCTTCTTGAACTTATTCATATCAGCCCTGTCCTTCTTTGCTTCTTTTATCTGATCATCGTTATAGACCAGATCGACATATTCATTTGCCCTGATCGTTATCTCTTTCTTCAGCTCCTCAAAATTCCATTCGATCTGCCGAATAAAGTCACCCTCTTGGGGATTGTAGATTATTAATTCCATAGTCCTCCTTTAAAATTCCGGAAGGATCAGTCCGGGCTCCCTGTCGTCGCAGACCATCTGCCAGAACCTCTTCTCTTCCCTCTTCAAATATTCAATGTCATCCAGGAGCTCTTCGCGCTCCATGAAATAGTGTCGTGTCTGCTTTCTCAGATCTCCCTGGAAGTCTGTCTTGAGCTGTGCTACCAGCACCGCAAAATCATACTCTGTCACCATCAGGTAATGAAGCACCTGGATATAGTAATTGTCAGGTATCTGATCCTTCCACTTCTCCCGCTGCATTGACTGGAGGATATTTGTCGTCTTGATCTCAAGTACGCCCCGCCTGCCTTCGCAGTCGGTCAGTTCTCCATCCAGGGATGCGTGTGCCCAGGGATATCTGTCATTGATAATCATGTTGTTCTCGTAGTAATCGACCTTGTATTCCGGATAATCCAGCGAAAACAGCCCGCGGATCAGAGGCTCTGCATCATGGCCATACTTTACATATGGCTTGTCAGAGATGTCCTCCGGGATGATCCTCCCGGTCTTTTCCCTCCAGAGATCCTGATTTGTCTTGTACGGATTGCATCCTACGATTGCAGACGCATCGGATCCTCCGATCCCGTTTCTGTGGGAGAGCCATTCTTCCTGGGAAGTAAAGGTCAGCCTTCTGATCATTTTGATCCCTTCATTCTTTTCAGATGTTCATATACCGTGGATTCACCGATATTCATATCATCCGCGATCTTCTTGACAGGCCACCCGGCTTTTGCAAGAGCCCTGAGTTTTCCTTCGTCAATATCTTTTTTTCTTGTGCGCCTTTTTGTAGTCGTTTCCTCTTTAAGGGTTTCTTCCTCTTCAGGATCTGGGTCCTGTCCGGATTCTTTCTGCTCGGGTTCCGCGTACCGCATGGCCAGAAGGTTCTCGAGACAGTAGTCGTGATAGTGAAGAACTTCCGCCTCATCGCCATCGTGGTTCGGAATGAATTTGTGCTCATATCCAATCCGTCCCGGAGTGATCGCTGAAATAGTTTCATCTGGATTGATCACCCTTCCGCAGTAATCACAGACATACGTCACTTCAATTCTTTTCATTTGCTATCCTTTCGTAATGTGTTATACTGTTGATGTGTTATATTGCTGAGTGCCATAAGAAGGTTGCCGCCTTCGGCACTCTTTTTTTATTGCAGGTCAAGCTCATAATAAATTTTATTCTTGGGCCGCGGCTTGATCGTCAGGAGCTTCCCTGTATAGACCCCGCAAAAACATTTCAGCCCGTGCAGCTCTATGATCCGGTACTTGGTCGCCGCCCAGAAATCATCTTTTTTAAATAAGATAATCGTTCCTACCGGCAGCTTCTTTATCTCATCCACAGATAATGTCTTGCTCATCATTTGCCCCTCGCAAACATATTAATCATGTTGTACTGGCTATACTGGTAGTCCCCTGTGATCGGGTCATTGTGCATTAAGACATCGACCCAACTGATAAACATCCACATGATCAGAAGGACTGACACGATGGTAAAGAAATGATAGATTGCTTTCATTCTGATTCTCCTTTTACGGATCCTAATTCTGCATGAACAAGGGTTTGTATTTTTGAAAGCTCCCTGAGCATCTCACATGTCTCTTCTGAATCCAGGCCCTGTTTTTCAGCCCATATATCAACTGTGGCACCGATTAATGACATGAACTGCACTTTATTCATGTCGGCTTTGTCAATGATTTCCAATATCTTTAGGAAATCATCAAAAATAGACATTGCTGCCAAGTGACCTATGAGGTCTAATCCACCAACCAATGACTTTGTCATTCTTTTCTCCTTTCTCCCCGATGCCCTCCGGCAGCTGGATGGCTGGCAACCTAACAGCTTTGTCAACAATTGGAGGTAATACGATATGTACGTCAATGATGCCATCCAGCCACAGCAGGACACCGAGTATTCAGTTGTTACAACAGTTGTTACAAAACTCTTGCCTTCCCCTTCAAAGCCTCAGCCACCTCCGGCACAAAGTACCGATTGCCGATGGTCTCCAGTCCAACAAGATATGTCCGTTTCACCCTCTGGTGGTTACTGTCGCCCACGAGCTCCGCGATCTTCGAGAGCTTAATCAACGGACTGCCGTTGTTGGCTCTGGTGATCTCCTTTGCCAACTCCGTCTTTGTCATGTACATCACCTCGATTCAACTTTAAGTTGATTTCTCTGGCAAAGAAATATTGTCGATCGGGATGCCGTAAAGCTTTGACAGGTACGAGAGCTGCGCAAGTTTCGGCGACACTCTGCCTGTTTCCCAATTAACAATAGTCTGCTTAGACAAATGCATTTCTCTTGCGACATCTTCCTGGGTAAGCTTTGCATTTACCCTTGCCGCCGCCAGACTAATCTGTAAGGTTTCCAAGTGATCACTCCTTTCTGTTCAATCTGCCCTCATTATAATTCAACTTTAAGTTGAAGTCAATACTAAAAGTTGATTTTTTTAGTTGTGGGTATCGACATTTATCTATTTTAAGTTTATAATTAGGGTACACACGCATTAAAGGAGGGGAATTATGACGTCAGAAAGAGAGTATAACGAGATTTTCGCAGAGAATTTAAAGAGATATTTGGATTTGAATGATATGTCGCAAACAGACCTTGCAAGGCGTCTTGGCGTTAGTGCTCAATCAGTGACAAACTGGTGTGCTGGTAAGAAGTCGCCACGGATGGACAAAGTTGATGCCATGTGCAAAATTTTTGGTTGCAATCGCTCTGATCTGATGGAAGTCCAGACTTCGGGACACCAAAAAGTGTATTATGAGAATGCAGAAACTGCTCAATTAGCACAGGAGATGTTTGAGGACAGGGACATGAGGGCACTGTTCAATATGAAAAGGAACATGGATCCCGACCGCTTTGCCATTCAGATGCGAGCATTTCGGGATATGTACCGCCTCGAGCATCCGGAAGAATATCCGGAGGACTACAATGACTAACGTAGTAGTGACCAATATGGACTACCAGATGCACGAAATGGTAACTATGAATCATGACGGCAGCTTCACTATCTTCCTCAATGCCAGAGACAGCAGAGAGCGACAGTTGGTGAGCTACCTTCATGCAGTGAAGCATATTGAGAATGATGATTTTTATAAGTCTGATGTGCAAAAAATTGAGCATGAGGCTCATGGAATTAACTATAAAGAGTACAAGCAAAAAAAATATAGTTAGAAAGATTAACTATAATCCAGCTAAAACCGCATAATTAAGCCGACCATCACATGGGAGGTGAGAACAAATGAAGAAATATAAACTCAGCAAAACCTTCACCTTCGAAGGGAAACGCTACCGTGTCCGTGCGGACGCTTTGGATGAGCTCTACGCCAAAGTCGCGGAAAAGAAGTATCAGCTCAAGAACAACCTGGTTGTCTATGACAGCGCCATGCTCTTTTCCAAATGGGCAGAGGTGGCGATCGAAACATATAAAGCAGGTGTTGGCGATCGGACGCGTAAAGAGATGCGGATCCGCGTTAACAAACACCTGATCCCGGTACTCGGCAACCTTCCGATCGGTAAGATCCGGCCAATTCAGTGCCAGAACATTCTTAATGATCTGGAAGGCTACAGTAAAAGCTATATCAACAAGGTCTATCAGGACATGCGATTCATCTTTTCAAAAGCAAAAGAGAACTCCATGATCCGTGATAATCCCGCTGCCTATCTGATCAGGCCAAAAGGCGGCACGAACCACCGTCGGAGCATCACCGAAGCTGAACGCAGATGCCTGCTGGACGTCTCAGAACGCGATTCCTGCTATGTTCTGTTCCTTTTGATGTTGTTCTGCGGGTGCAGGCCTCAGGAGGCCATAGAAGCGCAAATGAGAGATGTAGAGAAGAGCTCCGGTGCAACCCTGCTCCACATCAGAGGAACAAAGACCGATAACGCAGACAGGCGAGTACCGATTCCTCAATATCTTTTAGACAGGCTGCCGAAGCGATCGCCGTTTGAACATATCGCGCTCAACCGGCACGGATCAAAACATTCCCTGGCGTCTTACAAGCGCCTTGTGGCTCGCCTCCGGAGAGACATGAACATCGAGATGGGATGTCGGGTCTACAGGAACGAATTAATTCCACCCTACCCATTGGCGGAGGATTTCGTGCCTTACTGTCTCCGGCACACTTATTGCACGGATCTGCAGAAGGCCGGTATCGACATCCGGACCGCCCAGAAGCTTATGGGACATGCAGATATCTCCACCACTGCAAACATCTATACTCACCAAGACAAAGAAATGCTGCTGGAGGCGGCGAGAAAACTGAACGCTGCCAAATAGGGTGTCACACAGGGTGTCACACTTAAATGTCGAAAAATGAGTGGTTTTGTCCTCTTTTTTTACAGAATATGGAAAAACCAAGGTAAAAAGAAAAACCCCGAGAACCGCATAAACAAAGGCTCTCAGGGCTTTTCAAAAGACATGAACCAGAAGGGATTCGAACCCCCGACACCCAGCTCCGGAAACTGTAGTCAAACGGCTTAATCATGCGGGTTTTGCGAGACGGTGTCACACAGGGTGTCACATTTGCCAAAAAAAAGGGGGAGGTCAAAAGCCTCCCTCTTCTCATCTAACGATCTTCTTATATTCCTTGCAAATCGCAAGGCATTTATCTCCGAACTTACCATTCACGGTCAGCCCGGTCATCTTCTGGAGCTTCTTGACCGCCGCCACGGTCTTGTCGCCGTACATGCCATCAACAACAAGGTCAGCATTCAAGACCCAGTTGAGGACCCGTTGGACTCTCTTGATCTCTCCTTTGAGGTTCGTGTTGGCCGTGATGCCATCCCCCTTGATATACCAGCCACGTTTCGGCAGCTCTGGGAAGTAGCCAGGATAACCAATGATCATCGGCTCGCAGAAGAGGTCGTGCTCTGCCTTGCGTCTGCGGACCAATCCTTGTAGGACCTTACCGCCGGACTTGTTGTATTCAAGCATCTTTCTGGCGATAGTTGCCTTGTCCCTCGTACCGTTCGCTGTCAGCTGATCAATGCTGCCGATGTTGTAGCAGAAGCTTACCAAAGCGTCAAACTGATTCTGGGTCCAGTGGTAAGTGTTCTCATATTTTTCAACCAGTGGCTCATACTTCCGCTTTAAGGATTCGATCAGCCACTTCTCAGCCGTGGGCTGCGTGATCGTGAGACCGCTCTTGATGGTCTTGCCGGTCACTGCCTTGTCGGCATTCGTAGCTCCCCATCCAATTGTCCAAACGGAATTGGCGTCCTTGTAGGCCTTCAGACGGCAGCCCTCAAATGACTTAATCAGTTGAATCCCTCTACTTGATGTCCTCATTATCTTCATCTTCCTCCGCAACGATTTCATCAGGAATATCTTCGGTTTCGTGATCGACTTCCGGAAGACCCGCCACACTGGTAAGCATGGACAGGATCCCGGCAAGGACGGAAGCGGACAGGACCATCTTCCAGTCCACGGAGGACATGACTACAGCTGTGCCGATCATGGCCACTGCTGTCTGCGCCATCGTCTTGATCGCTCTGATGCCTGCGCACCTGAGCCAGATTCTTGTTTTATCGTTCATATGGATCCCCTCATTTCTTTATCAAATAATCGTTCAAATTCTTCTTGGCCTGCTTCAGCTCCTCGGTATTGTTGCCGTCTATGGCATGGGACAGAAGAGCCAACAGAGCCTCCTGCGTGACCTTGTTGGCGTCTTTGACATCAGTGAACTGGCCATCGCCCTTCTCGAGCCGCCTGTCTACGTCCTTCTGCCACGCCTCCAGAGCTGCTATCCGTTCATTCTGTGAAGTGTTAGGCTTCTCCAGAAAGACCGTCAGGGCGTACAGCAGGCCTATCAGAGTGCCTACCTGAATGGCCAATCCTACCCACTGGGAGATGATCTGAATTGTTGGGTTCAATGGATTCACCTCCTCGTCACTACGACCATGCCTCTGTAGGTCTTATTGGTCGTTGCCGTCTTGGCGAGCTTGCCGATGTCCGCCTTGCTGACTCCGCCGTAGTTGACAAGCCATGGCGTATCTTCGTCAGGGATGATACAGATGGAGTGGATTGGACTCCTTTGCTCCATGATCACCGCCTGACCCTTGCTGAGGGCTTCCTTCATGCGGCTCGCTGATACTTCCCTGTAATATGTGGCATCCGCTTTTCCTTTTCCGAGAGCGTCAATTCCTTTGGCTACTCCCCTGACAGTGACCTTCGCCTTCACATCGCTCTTGTCGTGCTTCTTGTGCCACTTCAGGATGTCAATAGGCCAGCGATGCACCCCGCAGTATTGCAGGGCGACATACTCGGCCATGATGGAGCATCCGTGCTTCCTGAGAAAAGCATTTGAAAATTTGGATTGCTTCGGGACGGTGATTTTTGTGCCGTTGTCCAGCTTGATTTTTAACGGGTACTTTTTGTCTTTGGTTTTTGTTTTGATCATGAATCTACCTCCACCCAGAATGAAGTTGCGTAGTCACCCCAGAAAGCAATAATCTTGCATTCCGAATGCGCTACCAGTTCTCCGTTGAGCATGACTTCTGACACATCAACTGGTGTATCAACACCGTTTTCCCAGAAGTCTACTTCCAGATAGTCCTTCAGTGATTCCAAGGTGTCTGTGCTATGAACGATATGTTCCTCTGGGATAAATGTTGCTGTAATGTGCGGTGAGCCATCAAGGGCATTGAAGCTGTACTGCACATAGAATCCGACAGCATCATTATTTGTTGAGCCTGAAAGCGCTGACGGAAAGTCATATTGCACATTGATTCCAGAAGGTGTAGTTGCTGTAGTCAGTCTTTCCAAATCAAGCTCCATCGGCTCATCTGGATCACCGACTATATAATTTCCATTCTGTCTTGCGGTGACATTGATATACATGATGTCCAGATACTGCCCTTCTGCAACTGGACAGGTAAGAGGAATGGTGAATCTTATCTTTGTTCTTCCGCCTGTCAGGTATCCGCCAACATAGCAAGTTCCCTCAACTGAATCAGGTGTTCCAACCTCGCTGTACCATAGTGGTGTCTTGTTTGTGCCATATACGCCGTCTTCAAGAACGAAGGATGGGTCTGTATCCCTAACCTCTGGGTCTGGCCTAATTCCCCACGCATCGAGATTCATAGTCTGGGCAGTTTCGATTGTTCCGTCTGTGTCCACAGCCTGATACATCTTCATGGTGTCGGGCGTGATTGTCAGTTTATTAGTGGTGGTGATAGTAACATGCATGTCCGTTTCAACCGAACTTGTTGATACCATTTCCTGAATATCAGCATAGGAAGCTATTGTTTCTCCGTCAGCATTTACAATATCAAACGAGCCTTCGCCGTTGATTAAGGCTTTGAATCCGCCGTTCTCGAAGCCGATTTCGATACCTGCAGCCACCTCACGAATGATAAGTTTCCTGTCCCTTGCCTCAGCTTCAGCAGTCTTGTATGCCCTGACCGCTCTCTTATTGGCTGACAAGGCATTTTCATTCGCTTTGTTTGCTTTGGTATCATCCGTAGGCGGAGCAGTGGCATTTCCTGTAATCCATGCTCTGCCTCCTCCAACTCTCAACTGAACCGTGTCACCAGCCTTGCAGTCGATAGTCTTCTTGACAGGCGTTTCATCGACGCCGCCTGCAATATGCACCCATGCCGTATCACCGTCCACACGGAGAACTTCGGCAGTAGTGTCATAAGGCGAAGTTCCTTTTTCGGTTGATTCCTTGATGGTTTTGGCAAATCCCTTGATGATCTTGTTATAAGTCGCGCTCATACTTCACCGCCTCCTCTGAAGTGCTTGCTCCATATCCTAACTCGATGCTGTGTGAATCTACCATGTATGTTCCCACGATTTTCTGCTCTGGATAATTCATATTGACTAAATCACTCGGTCTGATATCGGGATTGTACCGCCTGTCATACGAAATTGACGTGACTACCCTCTGTTCTTCCTTTAGTCTCCGCACTGAATAATCCGATATGCTTTCACCCTCGGCAAGATCACAGGATGTGTCCTCCATCCAGATTTCCCTGCCACGGTTGACAGTAGATAGAGGCGAATCAGGTGAATCATCCCTTGCCACCGCTGATACCTCATCAACAACCGCTCTGAACACGTTCGGGCAGGAATACCAGTCGTACTCCCGCGACATCTTCGGTTCTATGGCATCATTCTCAAGGGCATCATATCTTGCCGATACTTCTGTGGCCTGTGGGCAGACATGGATAGTACCGTCACCATCAATCCTTATCCGCCAGTTGACAGCCTTTATCAGTTTCCATGCCATTGAAAGATTTGTTTCACCGCCCTCAGCGATAATGGCGTTCTGTAAAGCAGGCGTTTCCCCATCAATTACGCAAGGTGCAGGTGATACGGACAGAAGCCGTTGAACCATGTGACCTACGTTAAATCCTGCAGGACAGTACCACCCACGCTCCAGAAGGACGTCCTCTGCGACCTTGAGCACCGAATACAAATCAACCTTGTTGCTGATCCTGTAGCCGTCAATATCATCTTTCGGGCATGAAGTCAGTCCAGTGAACAGGGCAACATGTTCAGATGCCCCCGCCTGACGCACGTCAAGCCATATCCGCACCCATATCTCGCCACGATTGTAATTCATGACTGATATAGATGCGGATTCCATCAAGTCACTGGACTTTCGATTGATGTCGCCGTCAATAATCTCGAAGCGCTCAATATCCCGCCATGTGGAAGGGTCTACCGCTGAGGCATAGTATTCTGCTGAAAATCCTTTGTTCCAGTTCATTTAGATCACCGTTATTATTAAATTGGAGGAATCGTTGATTTATATTTTCTCAATGCCAACTGGATAACATGATTTGCATATAACTCAAGTGCAATCTTGCCTGTCTTGTTCGTGCCTTTCGTTGAGTCATAGACAAAGTCAGAATATTCAAGGATAGCGCCAGGAATATGGTTCGTATAAAAGACATCTTCTGTTGTTCCAGCTACTGTCTGATTCCACCATGGCAGATACAGGCCATCAGCATCCAGATTGTGAGCTGAAACATATGATGAAAGCCTTTCGCTTGCCCACTTCCTTGCAACCATCTTGGCAATCATGTCCGTATCACGAATATTTGCGGCACCTGTGTGAATTGTCAAGGCGGCATCTCCGCCCCAATCTGCTGTTTCTGTTGTGTGAAAATCAAACGCAAATGACAGGTCATAAGTTGACAGCAAAGAATTGAAGTTTCCGACCCAGACCTGTGATTCTGTCTGTGTCAAAGCTTTGGCGTCCCTATTCAAGTCAACATTGTTTGAATTCTTTCTTTGCTTGTGTGTTGCTCCGTAAGGATTTAGTATTGGAATAACAATAATTCGGCATTTCCATCTGAGATATGCCAATCCTGCGTTTTCGCTGTAATCATGGCAAACAGCACGCATTAAATTACCAAGTCCGCACCATCCGTCTGGCTCTGAGCCGTGAATGCCGGCACTCAAATAAATGGTCTGTTCGGGATAGTCTGGGCAAAAAACATACTGATAGATGTTGTAAGTATCGGTTGCGTCTTTCCCGATCACTGACCTTGTTATGTAGTTAGGGAAGGCAGTTCTTAAAGGCTCATAAACGTTACTAATAAAATCTTCCGAATCATACGCCGAAATCGTAGCCATGTCTGTTGGTGCGGCGTCATCCGACACCGACCAAGGATTGAATGCTGTTCCGCCGCCACCTGCGCCATCAACTGCTATCACGTTGCCCTGATAATCGTAAATACTCATTCTGTCGCCTCCTCAACCGTACAAGCTAAAGCATATGCATCTGTTCCGTCTGATGAGATTCCGCTTCTTACCTGAACGCAAAGCCACTCATAACTTCCAGAGTTAACAGTGGTTGTTACTGTGCTTTCTGAAGCAGAGTCTGATGGCTGTGTTGGATCATAAAGCATATTTAACGGATAAGTTGTTGCATCGGCTGAATAATTTATATTGTCAGGGTCAAATGTGTTGTTTCCTAATACCCTGAACCTGTTGAAATGCTTTCCTGTTACAGTGACATCGTAATCGGTATTCGGGCTGACTTTTGCCCAGAAACAAGAATATAATATCGGATGGTCAGTGTAGAATTTTGCATACCTTGTTGTTGACCCACCCACTTCAACACTACAAAGATATAACTCAGGCGGGTCAACAGGCGTTGCTGTTACTGTCACAGTAAACGTTGTTGTCTTTCCGCCGTATGCCACTGTAATGGTGTTTATCCCTACTGTCAGCGTACCGCTAAGAGTGTATGTAGTTATAGTCCTTGTGCTTGAATCGCTGTAATGTCCAGTGACCACAAGGTCTGGTTTTAAATCGTCCAGTGTCGCCGTATCATAAACAACTCCGCTTTGCGTATAAAGCGCACTGATTGAAACAAGGTCAGCGGGCGGATAAAGCGCATTATAAAGCGTGTCATAATAGGTCTGCCCATCGTCATCAATGTAAACAACTTTTGACGCAATCTGGAGCAGTGCCGCCTTGATGTCCTCGGTCAGCCCTGTGCCGCTTCCAGACTGCATCGCCGCTTCAATCTGCGTCCTCACCGCTGTTCCTGCGCTCTGATAGGTTGTGCCGTCATACCCTACACGAATATCAGCCAACTCCGCATCGCCTGTTGTGCTTCCATCATCAAGGCTTGTAAATTCATCCATCCTAGCAGATAACGCTCTGACAGATGGCGCTATTTCAGTTGCACCAGTAATATCATTCACCCAGTCCGCTTCTGTTCCCGCATAGCCATTCTTGACCGCAATATCGTAAGCAGAAACTGAGCCCAAATCAATCTTACTCATTTATATCCACCACCAGATTTCCTCCGTCCAGTTCAAATTGGACGTTGCTATCTGCATCTTCTGACGCAGACATCATCAAGTGACCGTTTTCAACATTGAATGTGTATCCGCTAAATATCTCGCTCATCTCGTACAGATTGCCGTTGACGATCTGGAAGGCTTTACGATTCAGGAAAATGTCTTCGTACTGTTCCAGCGTCATGCCGTCAAGCATCTGAGAATCAACCCTTGTTATGGTCAGCGAATAATTTGCGATGTACTTTCCTGACGTCCTAGGCCGTTCCTCTGATACCTGCACATCTGCCGCAAAACTCGACCCGTCAGGTGTCCTCACATGGCAGATATTCGGATAAGCCGCCAGTCTTCTCATGGCTTCAATCTCATCTGCATCTGTCAGTGAGATCATAGTTGTGGATACGGAAGCCGTTCTGCTGATAGCAGGATTCCAATCGCCCTGAACGGAACCACCAAGGTATTGAGTCTCTTTGAAGTCCTTGCTCCAGCTATGGGATACAGCCAAGTTGTAATCAAGCTCTATCTGCGCAGTACCGAAGTCAATGATGGCTCCGTCTGCATCAAGGAAGTTGCCTGTCTCACGTCCAACATCAATCCATGCCAGCTTGTCGTCTACTGTGATGTAGTCGCCGTTGGCTGTCTTGAAAACTACTCTGTATCCGCCATATTCTCCGATAGCTGGATACGGGTCAACGTAGGTCTCGCCAAACACTCCGTCTTTAACGATCAACTGCGGTCTGTCAGCGGATAACCTGTATATATCGCATTTGTCGGTACTCAGGGCGCCGTCTGGAGCCACTGGAACGATTAAGGCTATATTTGTTTCCTCATCCGCTGTAGCCTCAGCAAAGGGCATCAGAGCTTGATGTGACCAATGTACGTCAAAGAGGATGGTATAATCCGCCGTCTGTCCGAAGCTGTCCTTGACCGTAGCCACAATCCGATACCTTGCACCATCATCAATATCTCCAATCAAGTCATCAAGACCGATGGTGATTGCTCCTTCGCCTGATCTTGTCACAAGAGCAACCGTTTCCCCTTCGTGACCAGCGAACCGTGATTCATCAGGACGGTCAATGAAGTAAGATACCGCTCTTTCAATGGCAACTGTTGTTGTCCCTGCGTTGCCTGCACCAGTGATATTTAATTCAATGGGCATCTCCGACAGTACACCATCCACTATAGAAGCTGTAGTCACGTTGATGTTAATCGGCGTAGCAATCCTCAATCCTATGGGAGCAGACCAGTCGGATGCACTTCCTGAGCCTGACAGAACTCTCACGCACAGGTTGTAAACCTGTCCTGCTGTCAGTCCGTCTGTGCTGATCTCGATGTGCTGAGCGGTCTCTGTCCTTGCTATAATGTCGCCATAAGTTATTCCCTCTGATGTGACCGTAGCCACGCGGATTTCGGCATAGGACTGATTCGTACCATCCGTGGATGCATAAGCCCATGATGCGGTCACTGTTCCGCCAACTGGAACCACATAATCCGACAGAATCAAAGTCGGTGTTGTAGGAGCGGATGAAAGACTGATAGCCACCATATCCGAATAAGGACTGTAAACTGTAGCATCTCCGCTATCGTCATACAACCTTACTCTGATATACCATGTATTGCCTGTTGCAAGCCCTGAGATGTTCCACTGTCCTGAATGGACATTGCTGACCTCGAAGGTATCAGGAGCATCTGTAGATTCCCATGCGTCCTCATGATCTGCCCATGACAACTCCGCTCCTGTCGCTCCGTCCCACGACCAGTTCCACGTAACTCTGACCGTTCCTGAAACGCCAGTCGCACTGACCGTGACGCCTGTTGGAGCAACCGGAACACTGCCACCCTCCCAAGACGTCTCAGACGTCATTAGAGGTTTGTTCTTGTGTGGTGCTATGGTATAGCTTGATACTCCATCCGCCCTCGCCTGAGCCGTGTATGTTCCTACAACGGCATATAAGCCAAATGAGATTGTTTGTCCTGTCCAGTCAGGGCATTGAACCGTCACTGAATCCTGACCGTGAGGAATAACACCAACGACAAAAGCGGTGTTCGGATAATCCTTGCCCCTGTAGATGATGGCAAGGAATGAATCAGGTACACTACTATTATTTGTAGCCGTTATAGTGGCTCTGTGTGTCGTGTTGTTAGTCTGTACCGTAATTCCTGTCGGCTCTGATAATCCACCCGTTACTGCAATGACAGGATCACAAGGTGTGATGTATGCATCATGTTTTGTAGTAACTCTGACAAATAAGACCTCATCATCGTTGACCGTCCCCTGAATGTAGAAAAGGGCTTTGTCCGTTCCGTCTTTGTAAGCTACCGTATCAGCAACCGTCCAAGATGCATTGGAAGGGCAGTTCATTCCGCTTGCTGGCGTAGTAATGGAATACTCAATACTGATCTCGTCAATGGGTCTTGCCTCTGTTTGTGAGGATTTCCAAGACACCATGACAGACATCGTGTTATCTCCAACTTTTTTAGCCTCAGCCTTTATATCCGTGACAGGATTCGGTCTTGCGTAGACGTGCCTTGCATGAGCCCATGAGGAAGCTCCGCCTGCTCCTCTTGACCGTACCCGTACCCACCTTGTATGAGAATGGCCATCGTTGATAACAGATGTATCCTCTGTCTGTGTGGTATACCCTGTGTCCCCTGAGCCGATGATTGAACTGCCGTACGTTACCCCTGTTCCGTCTTTGGAAGAGCTGTCCGTAACAAGTGCCGTTTGCCATTCATAATTTGTAAAGAATGGCTTCTGTGCGTTCTGATCATCGTCAGCAGGCATGCTCCAGTTGAAAGTGGTCTTGTTTGACGCGTCACTATCAAGGGATGCCGTGATCTCTGGCCTTTTCGGAGTTGCTATTGCAAGTGTTTTCTCCGCCCAGTCAGACCACGCGGGGTTTATCGTTTTCTTTTTCTTCTTGTATTTCTTCCGATTTCCTCTGACTCTGAATGAGACAGAAGAAGCAATAGTACTTGTGGTCGGATAGTACTGCGACTTATTCATAGTCCATGTAGCAGTGGTTGCTGTGGCTCCAATTGAAATGGCTGTCCATGCCCCATCTGCTACTCTGTATTCCAACTGCTGTCCATCAGAATAATTGCTATCACCGATTTTCCAAGCGAAAGTAAAGACATTCTCCTCACGAGTGATGGACAACCCTGTCGGCATCTTTGTTTTAACTGGTGTTGCAACTTTTTTCGCCATTTACGCCGTCCTCACTTCCATTCTTAATCTCTCAGCAAACCGCATAGCCCAGTCTTCAGGATTTTCAGCGCCGTCAACTGTGATGGTGTTGTTGATAGTCACATCGCCTCCAGAGCGTTCAAGGTTATCCAGCTTCTTCCAAAACGGATCCAGAGGGATGACAGCCTCCGTCCCCTTTTCGCCGACACCTATCAGCGAAGGACCGTCAAAGATACCGCCTTCGGCATACCACTTAACTGAAAACTTCGGCATTGAACCTTTGCCGCCGATGCCAAACGGGGCCTTGCCACCAGAAACAGAAAAATGTGGAAGGCTGAAATGTGGGAGCTTCAGCTTGACCTTGTTAATGATGCCCTTAATCTTGTCGATAGCCTTCTGGATAGTGGTTCTGGCTGTCTCAATCGGCTTTGTAATCGCTGTTTTAACCTTGTTGAATGTTCCTGTGACCTTACTGACTACTGTCTTGATTCCCTCAATGACGGTCTTAATCGTCTTGACAGCCTTTTTAATGACGTTCGTAATAATAGGCCATACCGTCCTGACAACCGCTGCGATTCCATGCATGACATTGATAACAACCGGTTTGATAGCATTCCACACAGGAACCACTACAGCCTTGATGTTGCCCATCTGTATCCTGATAATCTCCATTGCTGGTGGAATGACTGTTTGAACAATATTGAGAATGTCAGGCATCACTGCCGCGAACACACTGCCGACTTCCTTGACGGCTGAACCTACCCAGCTGGCAAGTTCACTGACAACAGGTGCAACAGCTGCCACAACCGTGTCAAGAACCGGTCTTATGTATTGGTTATAAAATGTACCGAGCTGCGCCATAATGGGTCCAATAGCCTTGACTGCATTTTGAATTGTTGGGATGACCTGATTTGACAACACATTGCCGATTGCTTCGCCCATGGGAGCAAACAGCTCAGCCCCGCCAAGCTTTACATTCTGCCATGCAAGGCTCATCTTTTCGGAGGCGGTTAGGGTGTCGTTGTAGACCTGATCAAGATTCTCTCCTGACGCGCCTGTGATAGTACTGTACATATCTTCAAACGACAACTGCCCCTTTTGTGCAGCCTCATACATCGAGAGACCACCTCTGGTTCCGAATATCTCAACCGCATCGCCGGCCGTGACGGAGCCGTCCTGGACGCCCTTAACGAAGTTTTGGAATTCCACATTCGCGTCTTTTCCATCCTTCGCCCAGTTAGCAACACCTTTTTTCATGGCATTAAGAATGGAAGACGTGTCAGCTCCGGACTGCTCAAATTTCGCCATCAGCGCAATCTGTTCATCAGTAGTGAACCCCATCTGCTTCATAACAGCATTGTAACGAGTCACATTTTGAGCCAGATTTCCCACATCAATGCCAGCCGCCTGGCCAGCTACAGTTAGTTTTCCAAGAGTTTGTTCCAGGTCTTCTGCCGGTATACCTACGTTCCGCATCATGGAGGCAACATCCTTAGTCGCTTTTACTCCATCCTGTCCAGTGACCTTGGAATATTTCATCATGGCTTCAGAAGCCGCTTCAAGATCCTTGCCCTGCAGGCCGAGCCTTGTATTAAGCTCACCGACAGTTGCTCCGATGGAATTAAAATCTCCAACCACATTCCCGGCAACTTCTTTGTATACTTTTTCGAGGTCTTTTGCGGACTGTCCAGTAGCCCCGGTAGCCTTGATGACCTCGTTCATGCCGCCCTGTACTTCCTCAAAAGCACTAAACCCTGCTTTGCCAATTCCAATCAGGGCTGCGCCGATGGCTGCAGGAGCGGCAAATTTCGCCAGTGTTTTTCCTAGCCCTGTATTAAATAACCCGCCTGCCTTCTCACCGGCATCAGCAACCGGGTCAACAACCGAGTTAATGACTTCGTTGGAAGTCCCGTCTGATTTCGGTATGATCGTGACGTAAGCACGAGCAACTTCTATTCCTCCACCAGAAGCCAATTTACTCACCACCTTTATTCCACCAATCCCAGAATTTTGAGATTGGTATCGCTCCACTGCCGAGCTTTTGATTCTTATGCGGTCTCGGATATGTCTGGGGTTTTCTTCCTTTCTTGGTGTTCGCCGCAACGAATACATCAAAAAGGTCAGCCAGAATTCCGTTTGTCTTGGCAGTGGTGTACCATGCTCCGTATTCGTCTTTCGGATTCATCGCCTGATTCAATGCCGAATCTGGAGGCAGATACTTTATAAATGACAAAAGGGCGACCTTGCCAGCCGCCCCTATACTCATTAACTCGTCAAGGGTTCGCCCTGTCCGTGTCATTAAATCGTACTCGAGGGCACGATCATACCTGCTTATGATTTGGACAAGGCTCAGGATTCCCCCACTTCAGCACCCTGTTCTGAGGATGCTTTCACCCATCCGTTCAATATGTCCATGGCTGTAGAGGAAGTAAGCTCATCAACTACATCGCCCATATACTTTCTGAGCATCTCCAGCTGCGACTCAAAACCTCTACCCTCGTCAAATTCTTCCTTCAACTTAAGGATGAGTGTTGCCGGCATGGATGCCGCAAGGGGTATCTCGTACACCTTATCGTCATCAGCCAGCTGAAATCTGAAGAATTCCTGTTTCTCTTTCCCGAACCTTCTCATGATCGTACTCCTCTCTGTGATTTGAAGTTAAGCAGATGTGACTGCTCCATCGTCTGTCATGATATAAATGCACTCGCCGTTGCTATCGGGATAGCAGGACAGCGTTACCTGCCAGCCGATCGCCGCATTGGAAGCGAATGTCACTTCGCCAATCTCTGTCACCTGTCCGTTGGGGACAACGATGACAACCCTCGCATCGCCGTCCTTCATCAGGAATACCCATGACTGGGTATCAGGAAGGTGTGCGCCGAGTGCTGTCTTTGTCTGTGCGCCATGTTCTCTAGTCGCAGCCGAGGCCGTCACATAGTTATCACCGAAAGCAACTTCCATTGCCCCCTGGTTGGTCGAAATCATCGTCCAGGACAATGTGCCATCGAAGGACTCAAGGACTTTTCGAACAGTAGAACCGCTCCAGTCCTTGATTTCAGTTGTACTCATGGAAGGCGTTAAGGTAAGACCGTCCTCGGAAACATACTCATCACCAACAAAAGCCTCATCAAGGTCAACAGCTGACGGTGTGATGTCGGTTAAGTCGGGAAGGTCTGTCCCGAGCGGTGCGTGTTTAATCGCTCCTGTTGTTTTCTGATCCGGTGCGCCAATGCGCACGTCTTTAGTATTAGGCATAAAATGCTCCTTTCACTCTCGTTAAGATTTGCGTCTTAAATGTCGCACGAGAAATATTAGGATGTCTGGGGTCTGGATTAGGATAAGGCAGTGTAGTGACGTCAACGCTGTAACAAGGCGAATCGCCAATAGAATCGCCAGCAAAATCACGAACAAGTCCACAGAGATTAGATGCCGCCGTCATGGCAGCTGCTTCGTCTTCTGCATAAACATCAAAGTCGATACTGTTGTTCTCAATGACCATATCTGACGTATAACCGCCCGTCCGTGTTACATGAATGTGTGGTAAGATCTTCCCAAGTGATGCAGGAATCGAGTGCGCAGATGCGCTATATCCGTTATTTTCAAGAACCCTGCATAAACCGGTTTCAATATCTAAGCTCACCCTCATCTGTGCACCGCCTTTGTCAGCACCTTGTCGGTCGCTTCTTCGTATGCTCCGTAAGCATCAGAGGATACGAATCCGCCCGCTGTGAATCTACTGTTTGCAGCCGGGGCATAGCCGAAATGTTCTCCGGCTTCATTTGCTATCCTCTCCCCGGCACTGTTCACCACTTCTTGCATTTCAGCGGATTTAAACACTTCAATCCACCCAGAACTAACATGTTCAATTTGAATCTTTGCGCCCATCAGCCATTCCACCTCACTAACGTACAGCGAGTAGTTGACACACGTCCTGTCGGGGATTTGGTGTGGAACACCTCTCCGTCAGTCTCGTATGTCTCGCCGTTCCAGACGATGCGATCTCCCGCCTTTATATCCGCATCATAGTTAGCTCGCAGCGTTCTTCGGTCTGTGACATTCAGAAGCCGTCCTTCGAAGTCCCTGGAGGTTGCCTGAGCCGTCAGCTGAACATTGTTTATGATTAACTCGTCAGGGTTCGACCAGTCATGGTACTCCATTCCATTCTTCGTACTTAAGGCCGCCCTCTGTCGCACAACCGTGTCTCGAAAGAAACTAAGCGGCATGACTGTTCACCACCTTGTAAGGTGCGAGAGCGCTTTTTTGCGAAATCGTAAGCGATGCGGCGATACTGGATGCAGATGCACTGTAACTTATGCTGACTCCGTCTGCCGATTCGGATGTGACTCCGGGAGCCACAGCAAGCACTCCGGATGCGATCGAGCATATTGCTTCAGCCAGATCCGGAACTGCCTCGATGTCGAAGCCGGCCTGATAAGTTACTTCGATTCCACTCCAGCTATTTGACCAATTTTTGAAACATGAACGCCTCATGAGGCCGTCACGCCTCCATTCAAACTGGCCTGTCGTCAATTCAACACCATCTTCAACTACCGAGTCCACTGACGACACGTACGCCGCCGGAAGCCGCAGGAGCTTGCCCTCGCCAACGGGATAGGCTGTACACTCCATTGATGGACAGATATGCCATCCACAGTAATTCCGGACTGCCTGAGCGGCTGCATTTATAGCCGACTCCGCTCTGGGATTGCCGGCATATGCGCCGCCTGTCATTTCGTTGAACTGAGTGACTGTGATGATCGGCTCAACTTCATCGCTTACTTCGTAACCCCACGCTGTTCTCATTTGTTCTTAGATGAACGGCGGGACTTGTTTGCTGGGGTCTTTTTTTCTTTTGCTTTGGGTTTGGCTTCTGCTGGTTCAGCTCCCGGATAAAGATGCAGATCTTCGTCCGCAATCTGCCAGATTCCACCTCTCCACTTATACTCTTTTAAGGCCATCTTTCGCTCCTTTCAGCAATAAAGGGAGAGCGATGAGCCCTCCCCATTAGTCACCATCAGGCAGCGATCAGCTTGCCTTTGTGATGGAACAGAAGCCTGCAGGGCGTCTTACAGCAAGAGCAAGTCTCTCTTCTGCGCGGATCGTCATGAGGTTCTTTACAAAGTCGTCTTCATTGGTGTTAACTGCTTCAACAGATACGCCGCCATTCTGAACAACAGATGCGCAGGTCTTAAACGCACCAACAACGATCTTGCCAGCTGCAACTGCAGTAGTTACGCATACCGGGATGCCCCATACGTCAGCAACTGCCTGTGTGCCAAAGAAGCCACCACCATAGTAGCGATTCTCACCGTCTTTAGCGATTCTCAGGGAATACCAGTCAGCGGGATTGATCAGGATTGCATCTGCCGGGAATCCGGAGTTCTGCTGTACCTTCATTGCTGCGTCAAGGATTAAGTCTGCGAGCTGTGCTGCGGTAGTAGATGCAGCCCAGCCGGTCTCTGCTTGAATGCCAGATGTTGCCAGAAGATCAGCCACAAGCTTATTCTGCTCAACAAGACCGAGTTCATACAGAAGACGTCCGTTGATCGCAGATGCAAGGAACGGGTAGTCGTTGATGTATTCATCAGACTCTTTGATGTGGCAAGCGATCTTTGCAAGAGATACTGTCTTCGGTGTCGGATCAGCGAAATGAACCTGGGGCTTCTCAGCGCCCTCTGCTGTCACTGCCGGCGCGCCCTGGATTGCGCCCTCAACAAGGTAAACCAGTGTGGAACCAGAGATTGTCTCTGCTCCGAACAGATCACGGACCGCCAGAGGAGTTCTTGCAGCCTCTACTACGTTTTTGTCGAATGTGGTAGCAAAATCAACTGCCTCAGAAGGGGAAGTCTGAGTATCAGTTGCTGCTTTAAATGCCGGAGCAGATACGTCAAAACGCTTTCCGACATCCATGGATTTAATGTGTTCTACGAAGTTCTCACCAATACTTCTGGGCATTTCTTTCACCTCTTTGTCTGCCTTCTCCTCTTTGGGAGTTTCTAAGGATTTAATGAGCTTCTGTGCTTCGTCAGCACTGTCTACGTTCTTCTGAGCAGTTTTTACTGCGTCCATAGCCTGTTCCATTTCTTCTTCGGCTACTTCCTCGCCTGCCTCAACTGCAGCTACGATCTTCTCGAGGTCTGCTCTTGCCTCTTCAAGTTTTTCAAGTAAAGTCATAATTTTACTCCTTATTAAGTAATGATTTTGCTTTTTCCAGCAACTGAGTCATCCTCGCCTGCTCCTCATCGTTGGCGGTATCCCGCTCCTCCGACTTGGCATTTGTTTCTTCCTCGGTTGGCTCGTTTATGTCATCAACCTCGTCTTCCAGTAACTGGTTGGCGAGAGTAATGATTTGTTTGATAATATCTTCGTCTGTTTTGCGATTTCTTCTGCCGGCCTTAACCTCAACCACTGATGTATCAGGATTTGCCGGATAGAGCACAAGGCTTACTTCGTGGATGTTCAGCTTGCGGAGCTCGTTCGCTTTGCGTCCGTCTTCCAGTTCAACCTCGGCCTGATCAAGAACATCATAAGCGAATGAGAATTTGGCAAGGCGTCCGTCAGATGCAAGCTGTCTTGCCCTCTGTCCTTCTGGTGTATCGTCAAACCCGGCTGTGAACTTCAGGCCGTGGTCATCCTCCTCCAAATTCGTCACAGTGCCGATATAGTGATTCAGGTTGTTGCCGTCATGGTTGAACAACAGCGGCAGCACCTTGCCGGACTCTTTAATCTGCTCGATGGACTCAAGGAATGCGCCTTTTGCCACCACATCGCCATAACTGTCCGGCTCCCTTGTCCACGTTGAGGCGTAACCGGTGATTGAGCCGGCATCGGCCTTCACTTCATAGGTTTTGCTTTTAATCATCTTTTTCACCTCAATCTCTAACTTCTATCACTAGGATGCACTGACAATTAGCCACATCCTCAACGCCCAGCGCATCAACGTCGCCCGGCCACATCGCCCCGTTGCTGAATGGCTCGTCATACTGCACCGTCTCGCCGTTCATGGCTGCATGAGACGCTCTTGGGTTATTAGATGTCACCACCCATGTCTTGTAGACATTCTGCCCGGGCTTCTCATTCTGTCTGCACGCTTCCATAAGGGTCCAGGCCATCAAGGCCCCGGCAAATGCTTTTCCGGCACTGGCCGAGCGATTCTCTTTAGCGTTCTCGAAGACGCCCTCAGGAGTAGACTTCATTGCGTCCTCTGTCTCGAAATCTTCATCGAGAGCGGCATCCAGCTCCTTCTTTGTAGCTTGGTTGACCATCTCGGCGCGTCTCCGGCACATTGACTTGATGTATTCTTCGGTCCTGCCTTCGTCATAGTCGCCACCGATGCCCCAAAGTTCTTTTACAGCCTCTTTGGCAGCCGCAGCGCTCATATCGAGCGTCACCGCAAACAGGTCGTCAGTCAGTTCGTTGTTCCAACGTTCCTCGTTCCACCAGTTATCAGCCTTGCTGTTGATTTTTGGAAGCACCGACTTGCCCTGGCGATCAAAAAAAGACCGATAGACTTCGGTTATCTGTTCCGACTGTTCTTCTGTCGGCTCACCGTTAGCCTTTCGACCTTCTGTTTTTGTCTTTATTTCTTTTTCGGGAGCGGCATTGTAGCGCTCGATCGTTGGATCCGTGTCTCTTGGTGACGCCAGGCCGCCCTGGAGGACGTTCAGCGGAGTGATCAGCTCATCGCCGCCCTCGATTGCAGGCAGGTCAAGTCTTGCTCTTGCTTCGTTCCGTGACAGGAACGGTGCGCCGACTGCACTCGACAGGGTTGCGATTTTCTCTTCATATGTGCCCTCTGTCTTGATGGTGATGTCGTAGGCTGCATAATGCCCTTTTGGTTCACCAACCATCGGCAGTACTTTCATGTTGATCCTGTCTGTGGCCTGCATTAGGGTAGGAGCAAGGCAGTCATTGTAAAGAGCCCTTGCGTTGTCCCTTGCGGATGCGTAGGTCATGCCGCTGCCCGGCCAGATCATTGCGGGATTGACATGATATACAGCTGCGCAGTCTTCTCTGGACAGTTTGACCGCTTCTGCCCATTGTGCATCTCGGCTGTTAAACTGAACAGTCTTGATTTCCATACCATCTTCAAGAATAGGCATCCCACCAGCATCTGAGCCTTCACTTCCGGCCCAGGAAGATTTAAACGTCTCTTTGAACCGCTCAAAAGCGCTGTCACTCCACTGCTGGACATCCTTTGGTCTCGAAATATAAGCGTTGAAGCGACCGCCTCTATGCCACATCTGCCTTCGAAATTTGTTAGACTCAACCTGCTCGTGGAGGGTTTCCTTTAATGCGCTTATCCTCGAATACTGTCTCATAGGATCTGTCGGATCATACCCATGAAATAACACAAACTTATCCGCCGGGATCTCTACAGGACTAGTCCCATTATTGGCTCCAATCACGATTGCTTCCGGAGAAAACGGCGAAGAACCTTTGTAGGACTGAATCCATGTTGCCGGGATCGGATAAAGCTCCCATCCACTATCCGTATCTTTGCTCTTTATAAGCAGGGTTAAAAACCTCTCATACAATAGCAGATCCGAATACATCCACCGCCTAAATTCAAATGCCGTCATGTCTTTGTTTGGCTGAGCAAGCAGTAATGCTGCAGGACTGTCCAGTACGCGAGGCCTATCATTGTCACCAGCACGGTCATATACCTTGATTGGTATTTGTGCTGCATTGTCAGCCAGAAAACTTACCACCGCTCGAAGATTCGGTTGTGTCTTGTATAGCTGTGCGGCATCCATGTTTGCTATGCTGACGCCGTAATCCCCGCCGTATACGTAAGTATATTTTGGTCTGAAGAAGTTCCTCAGGCCATTAAATATTGCCATCTTTTTTTTCACCTCCTATACAACGAGGACTCCGCGTTCGTTGTATACGCTGTCGTATAGTTTCGACTTATCAGTGTCGACCTGTGTGGCTGCACCGAATGCCATTGTGACAGCCACAAGCGGAGAAATGTCTTCCATGGACTTGTTTCTGTCCCATGCCCACGCTCCGTCTCCCATTGGACGGGTGGCAGCTATATTCGCCGCAAGGTCAAGTGCCGGCTGTGTTATGTGGTAAGCCGGAACTGCATCTATATCTGAATCAGGCAGGCACGAGGCAACCGCATCCCAGATACGTCCGCACCATCCTGCTACATTCTTTCCGGAGCACTCGATAATCTCGATACCCTCAATGGCAGCCAGCACATCCATCATGGACGCTATTGGAGCTCCCTTGCTCTGCAGAGCCACCTTCATGCCACCCGGATAATTTGGCAAGGCCTTCTGGAACCATTTGACGAGCCAGCCTGTGCCGGGTCTGTATTCAACAAGCTCCACATGCCATTTTTCGTCTTCCCTTTTTCCACAGACAGCGATACTGGTATGTGTCCTGTCGGACGAGATGTCAACACCAAACCACAGCGGTGATCTTTTAGCGACTCTGCTCTTTTCGTCCTTACCGGCGTCCCACGCCTCCACCGGAAACGGTGGTGTCACGGTTGATGTCACCCACTGACAAAGACATTCCGTCTTGAATACGTCCGGAGGGTCATCAGCATACGTAGCCTTCAGGGTTGACAGTTCGATCGTGTAGCCGAGCGAAGGGTTTGCCTGCGCCCAGGCATTGATGTCTCCCGGATCGGCGTCAGGCGGAGCCGACCATTCAAAGATTCCCAAAGCGGAACCGTCTGCGGATTCGTCTGCAATCGGTTCAGAATCGCCCAGAGCCCTAACAATCCCGTCAGGATCGCCGAGCTGAGCGTGTGCCCGCATTCGGAAGTGGCGAAGGACTACCGAGGTTCCATCGCCCGCATTGCTCATACACCACATGAGGGCGCTCTTTCTTGCCATTCCTGTCTTGGACAGTGCCGCCCATGCCTCCCACGTCTGATGCTCCCGGAGCTCATCCAGCAGTACCAGGTCCGCCGATTTGCCTCGACCCGCTTTTCTGTTGGATGCCCTGACGCGATAATCACGGTTTCCGGTAAGCTGTAGCCGTTTAGAACCGTTCGTGAACCACACATGCTTGATGGATTCAGCCAACTCGGGATTGCTCTGGGCAATCTCAACACAAGTCTGCCAGACGTCCTCTGCGTTGCTGACGTCCTGTGCGGTGCCGAGCACAAGATTGACTTCTAACTGGTATAAAAAATAGAGTGCGATAACGCACCCTAGTGTTGTCTTTCCGTTTTGCCTGCCGACCTCAACGATGACCGTCCTGAATCTGAGTCTCCATACCTCAACCGGGTCATCAATGACCTCAAAAGCATGGATAACAAGCCATTTCTGCCAAGGGTGGAGATGAATATCTAATATTTTCTCCGAAAACTCGATGATTTCGTAACCAAGTGTTGTATCTGGTGTCAATTCCCGAAGCGGTGGAGTGTAGATCCTGGCAGATTCGATGCCTTTTATGCTTTCTTTTTCCATTTCGACATCCCTACAATTCTACCGCCATGGTCTTTGACCGCGATCTCATCCTCTACCTTTTTGGCTTTTGGTGGAGCGTCAACATCCAATCCAAGCTTTTCGCAGTACTTCAAGAACACTGTCGGTGAAACATTGTCAAGCTTGCCCCTGACAATAGGCCAATTAGGATCATCCATCATTGCTGCCAGCTTCCGAGCCGCTTCGATCAGTGCACCATGCTTTTTGCGGTCAATTCTTCCGTCTTTAACAGCTTCTCTTATAGATTGGTTTAAAGCATCTCGAACTTTCATCTGCGACCCCCTTTCTGTTTTTGCGGAGGGATAAATGATGGTGCGGCGGAAAATGTCGCTCGCGCCGCCATCGTTAAAATTTTTACTCCCCTTCCGCCCAATTTCTTGTTCGTCTTCCAAGATTGTTGATGCCAGCTTTGTTGCCTCTTGCCCTGTTGCATCTGCGGTGGGAAGGTTGAACGTTCTCAGGTATCAGTGCATATTCCGGCCGGCTGGCAACATCAATACGATGATCAGGTTCGTATGAGTCGTCAGTGCTAGAGGGTTGAACAGCGTAGTCAATAGGCTGACCACAATGCACACACAGTGCGCGCTTTGCTTTGTCTCTCTCAAAGCATTCAAGCCTCAGCCTCTTCCATGCCGGTGTTCCTCTTGGGTCTTTTCTTCCATCTGCCAACCTGCCCATATGTCACCCCCTGGGATATACCCACCCCACCCCCTTATTACTAAGGGTCAAGGAGTACCCCCTACCCCTTTTTGTATCCAGGCAGAGGTCGGACACCGTCGGATAGATGCCCGACCGCTGATCCACGCATGCCGCCCCTTGGGGTTGACGTCCAATGACGCCATTAAAAAAACAGCACAGTGTTCTACCGTACTGCCCGAAAGGAGGTTACACGGCCATGTTCGCGGACTCTGGACAAATGAAGAAACGAGAGCCCTGCCGCAGGGGTGTGCATGGTGTCGGTTATGTTCAAACAAATAAGGGCCGGTGTAGCCGACCCTTGCGTTCATAACGGAGAACGTGTGCCGCTCTTCTCGGTTGAAGCAGAGAGGAGTTGTTCCGTGAAGAGTGGCTGATCTTCGCACTCTGTCACGATATCATTGTAGCATTTATTTTTTTCCCCGGTGGGACAACATTAGTAATACCCCAGCTTCACAGCTACAGCGAAGACAAACCGGCTCTTCCACCTTCCATATGTTCTTCTGTCTGCATCATCCGGATACCTCGTGCCGTACATCACTGAGTCCCACACCCCCTTGCGGTATTCATCGGGGATGGTCGCCTTTGCTTCGTCAATGACATCTATGCGGCGAAGAAGTCGCTCCCTCTTCGATGCCTTGGCGAAGGTTGGGTCTCCCACGCTTCCCTTGCGTCCTGTGCCGTCTGAGGATGGCGAGGCGGTCAGAAGGTTCTCTGCTTCCTCGGTCATGCGGTAGTAGTCCCGGATCTCCCAAAGTGTCTTGTGCCATACCGCACGAGGCAGGATGTACTTGTTGTTCTTGTGTCGCTGGTAGTCTCGCATTAGTGTCATCCTTTGAAAAATATTGACCGTGCTTATCTAAGAGCTCCTTGAAGTCCTTTTCCGAAATCAGTATTGCTTCGCCCTTCTTAATCCAGGTCGTAATCAACAGGGCTTCTGCTACATCAGGATCGTCTTTAATCATTGGCTCCGCGTCAACAGGATTAATTATGACCAATCCATCTTCATCCATTCTCATATCTTCTTTCATGCTCTCTCCTTATCTCGGCAGCTCCGCCCATTTCACTACATCAAACTCCGCGTCAAGATGCCCGTGGAGGATCCATCCGACCTCTCGAACGAAGGAAGCCTTCTCGATCGCTCCCATCTGCAGCCCGTCAGATGTCCGCATGTTCACAGTGGCAAGCACCTCTTTGCCGTTCTCCGGCAGGTCTTCATCGACAGACGTCCATCGAAATATCTGCCCCTCGACAGCCAGGTTCTTGATGGCTGCGTTCGCTCTGACATCTCTCCGGATGCCGTAAGTGCCAATGACTTCTTCAAGGTCAGCCAGGTTGACCCACAAGTCTTTCTTTCTCATTCCATTCTCCTTATGACTCTGCCCATATCTTCCATGGCATTGATGGCTGCCCGTATCTGTCTGGCGAACAGGCGGTTGCCCTTGCTGTTATGTTCTCTCTCGATGTTGGTCAGTGCCGCTATGATTTCATACAGACTGACATCATCCAGGGTTATCTTGCCGTCATTCACCTCTGCGATCGGTCCAATCATGGTCGTCTCCTTCTTTTGCGGCCTGTGCCAGTGCCAGGGTAATGACTCCGAATAAGGAGCCAATCATGAAACCTATAATAAAGCCTAACAATTTGCCCTCCTGTTCCATGCTTCGGTTGCATATTTCAACGCCCTTTCCCATGAAGCCTTTCCTTCCTCTACTTTCAAATGTGGTTTCCTAAAAAATGGTTTGCACACGATGGTA